TACTGGCTTATACTTAGTAGTTTCTTTCTCTACTACAGTATACTTAATAGTTTCTACTTCCTTAGTAACAGGTTTCTCGTAAACTACTTCCTTTTCTACATACTTCATTACTGGGATATCTACAATTTTCTGTCTTTCTACTATGCGAACGTCCTCAATAATCAAAGCTTTTCCAAGTTTCTCGTCACTAGCTTTGTATTGATCTCCACTATTCCTACCACCTGAAATCGCCTGTGCCATAACTCCTCCTATGCGGTCTTCTTAATGCCAACATACTCAGCAATAAGGTAAACATTCATTGCAACTGTAGCAGTATTTGTATAGGTAAATTTTATACTTTCTCCTCTATCAACTAATTCTGCTGCTGGAAAGTCTAACATAACGGCGGAATTCGCCCCAGCGTTATGTATGTCCTCAGCTAAGATAGCTAAGCAATTACCAGTACCAGATGCGTCATCAAAGTGTTCCACCTTCATTGTATCTCCAACACCATACCCATCAGGAGTAATTGAAAGTCCATTCATAGCTGCACCAGAGGTATTAACTACTATTGAAGTGTAGTCTCCTGGAGTAGCCCCAACGGATAGTTTATACCCTTTATAGTATCCGCCTCCAACTTTAATGTGTTTTTGTAGTGCCATTTAATTCCTCCTCACCGTATCTTTAGATTCTAAATTTATAAATTCCTGTAATAAACTATAACTTGGTCTGCAGCAGTAGTACAAGTAGGAGCACTTAAATATATACCAGTCCTACAAAGAATACCTTCTCCTGGTGCAGGTATTGCAACTACTCCATTTGCACTAGCCGTAATTCCACCACCAAGAACTACAGTACCTGTTGCAGTAGCTGTTGCATCAAGAGCAAAAGCAGTAACTCCTGCAGTAGTTTTACAAATAAGAACCATACCACCAAGAACTGCTGGTTCTGTAGTAATAACCGCATTAGCACTAACATTTTTATACTCAAACCTTTCCTTACTCATACTTCCTCCTATTCACTATAACCCTGTAATGGTCCACCTATGTAAGGGTCTATCCATGGTTCTCCTGATGTGTATCCTGACCCTGACCTAAACTCTTGTGCTTCAGGCTCCCAGTCATCATCTCCCTCAGCTTTTACTGCATCTGTAAGTCTCCCTAGAAATAACTCGTACCAAATCTTAGCGTCAGTGTACTCTTCAAGTGCAAGGTATGTTTCTAGTACACCTGCAGTTAGTATCAATTGATCCTTATCTTCTCCAAAGTCATGACGTTGTCCATCACTATCTAGGTTATTAGCATACTGTCCATATCGTATATGTAGGGAATATGCAGCATTTGGTATCTTAAAGAGTATTAGGTTATTTCCCCATCTAGTGTAGATAGATGGTCTAGCACTAACAAAGTTTTCTGGTCTAGGATAAGTCTTATCAAATCTACGATAGTGCCAGAAATCTAGTTTCCTTGAGTTTTCACTATCTATTAATCGTACACTATTCACAGTAGCTACTCTAGATAATCCTAGATTATTAGTACCAGATTCTAGTGGATAAGTTTTAACATCAGCAACTGTAGTTGGAGTTTCAGACGTCTGCTGTAGTTCATAGAAACTATAGTGATTAGCTATCCTTCTCTGCCCCCAATTAAGGTAGGTAACTACTCTATTCTGGAGTAGTCCTCCTGAAACAGCACTTGCTCCCATTCCCTTACCTACTATATCACATATCTCCGTAACTATTTGAAGTCTAGTCATTCCTGCCATGGGGTACTCTCCAATCTATTTAACTATTATATCCCAATGATTACCTTCTTTATAAAATATGGCATTAGAATCAGGATCTTTATAACCTATAGCACCATCATATTTTCTTTTACCAACTGATTGCCAGGACTTTATAATGCCATCTACATTTTTATCTAATCTCCAATCCATCTTATAACCTGCTTCATGAGAATATTTACCCTTTGCATGACCCTTTTCTGTTCCACCAGTAAGTGTAATAGGAATCTTATATTTATTAGTAAAATTATTAGCTACATTAATAGTTTCTTGGCGTAATCCCTCTAATCCTGTTTGATTTGGTTCTTTACCTATCTTACCACTACTTGAAGTAACCTTAACTAAACTATTAAAGGTAGGAGTTTGAACTTGTGTTTGAGATTGTGTTTGCATAGACTTATCCCACTCATCAGTTTTAGTCCAATCCATCATATTATTAGTTTCAAGAAATTTTTCTGGTGTACCCTTTCCTGCTTTGGTATTATATATTTCCTTCCACACTTGTGCCCTACCTTCTTGTGTATCTATATTATATTTTCCTCTAGCAAGTTTACTAACTAGTGTTGCCATACCAAGTTTCATGGAAGTATCAGGATTAGAAGTATCAGTATTATCTAGTCCGCCTAGTTTTGATAATGCTTCTGAATACATACCAGGACTAGTTTCTACTACATCTTTTACCTGTATAGGAGTAACATTCATTATATTAGGAGAAAGCATTCCAAAGTGCGTTTCTTGATTAGCTGTTTCCATAAACATCTTATATAAGTTCAACGCAAGCTTAGGGTCTCCATTAGAAAGTTTAACTGCACCTTCATATAAAGGTTTTATAAGTGTATTACCTGCAACCTGTATTTTATTAGTATTATCCATAGATAAAGACAGAGGGCGTATTTCTACGCCCATCCTATTAAATAAACCCTACCGCAACAAAACCAAACGTTCCTACAGCTATATTAGCAGCACACTCTGAACCCGCTGCTGCTGCCAGTGTATAAGAAATGTTACCAACGGCGGAAGTAGCGTGTAATGCTGCTGCACCACCACCACTTGCAAAGAGTAATGCCGCACCTGCACCTACATTACTATCCACCGGCAGAGTTACAGATGTACCTGCAACTGGTGCATAACATTTAAAACCACCAGTTGTATAATCCCACTTAGCTAGATACCCACCACTACTAGGACCATCTACCTGTACACTACAAAGACCGTGTGTAAAACCACCAGCAGTTCCATTACCTGTAGGTTTGAAGAACTTTGTTATCCCTGTTAGCTCTACCAACGTAGTTGCATAAGAACTAATACTTACTTTTCCTGCAAAGATACCCATACTTCTAGATATCCTCTCAGGTTTACTCATTGGACTAGTTACTGTTGCTGAAAACGCCATGTTGCCCCCTTTAGTGTCGTTACATCACCGTTTACCTAAAGTTACTTCTCAATAGGTGTTGCTATATCTTTCTTTATTCCCCTGTCAAAAAACTTTTGTTTCCCTGCTCCCCTCTTCTTAGCTTCTACTTCTGCAGCTTCTAACTTCATTCTCATTACTACTTCATGCCTCTTCATATCCTCAGGACTAAGTTGAACAACGTTCCCTTTGTTTTTAACTTGTGCATCTATCATTCCCAACTCAATCCATTTCTGTACATTATGTACAGTTACACCACGATGATTTAACCAAACATCAAAGTGTGCATAATACTCCATTCCCTTAGACAGCACTGTATCCGCAAACCAACTATCCGTAGGTGCTTGAGTATTACAGGTAAACCAAGGTTTTCTAAGTTTCTTAAAGACATCCGTTTTTATCAACGTAAAACAAAAAGGAACAAGATCTACCTTTTGTAATCCCTTTCTTTGTTCCGGTGGTATTTCATACAGCCTTGCTGGACCCTTAAGTATTGGTTGATCTGCAACCTTTGTATCCAGGTTGTATCTACGAAATGCACACATAGCATATGGAAATCCACTTGCATGCATAATACCACTAACTACATCTTTATCAGCTTTAAGTAAGGTAATAAAGTCATTAGCGGTAACATCATAGATGTCATCGTCCATAAGTAGTAGGTGAGTACAACCAGTATTTATCGCATGCTCAGCAAGAGCTTCCTCAGCCATATGAACTGGCTTTCTATACATGAACTCATATCCAACATGGAACTTAAGCCCCTTTTGTTTGAAGGTCATCAAGTCTGTCCAGAAATTAAGGAAACTGGTTGCAAACTCGTGAGTCCATGCAAGTATAGGAACACCAATCAATATCTTAGGGATTACTTCCTCTACATTCGCCTTGTTCTTTTCCGTCGCCATCTTTTTCTCCTTAGTTTTCAAGAGAGGGTGGATTTCTCCACCCCCTCAAGTGTTGTTTATATTACGGTGCAACCATTAAGTAACCACGGCATGCTTCTAATGCCGTACCCTGTTGAACAGAGTAACCAACAGTAAAGCATGCAGCTCCTGCACTTGTTTCTGCCATACCTGCACTTCCAACTACTAACTGACCCCCAGCTACAGGAACACCTGCAGAACCTGCAATATAGGCACAGGGTCCCCAAGTTTGTAACCAGAAATAGTCTGAGCTAGATACTGCTATTGGTGCAATACCAACAGTTGGTCCAGTTTGGTCAGTAAGAGTAACCACTTTACTATACTGACTTGGAAATAGTGTTACTTTATCTCCATTAGATGCAATAGCTACCTTAACTGAATCATACAAACTGAAAACACCAGAGCTAGTATCTCCAATAGAACCATGAGATTTAATCTTGTACATGTGTCCTATATTAGCTGCTGTTCCACTCTGTACGTGAACATAACCCTCTGCAAAGTAGTTTGCTGCAGCAGAAGTTGTAAGCACAATCGTAAGTGCTTTAACACCAGTTACGGCGTTTGTAGCAATCGTTGTATTTAGGTGCTTTGCATCTACATTAGGACTAGCTGCTAATAAACCAGCAGTAATAGTTCCACCAGATAATGCATATCTAAATACACGATCACCAACTACTTTTCTACTACCTAACTCCGCAAGTTGCACTGAAGAAGTTTCATATATAGATTGTCCACCTTGAACAACCGTTACCTGATCTCCCCTCCAGTTAACCTGCCCTTCATCACTAACATTTCCTTGTAACTTACTCGTGATGTCTGCCATTTCTATTTCCTCCTTTTAGCTTGGCTGCCTCAAGGGTAGAACTACCGCCGTAGTCCTACCCAAGGATATTGTTAAGCTGCCTGTCCGGTGAGAACACCATGACATTGACGTTTGTCTACCCACACATTACCTCTCTGTACTATCTGGCATACCACATCATTATACTGATTAGGTATCTCCTTCCAAGAACCCTGAACCATATTAACTGCAGGGTCTATGGAGAAACCAAGATGACCTCTATCAATGAAGTACGTGTATCCCGTAGTACACTTCGGTGACCATACCCATATCTTACCTTTGAAAGTAATGTGGTCAAGACCAAGGTCTACAGCTTCTTTATTCACTACACGCACTCTTTCAAGTGCTTCTGCCTCGCCAAGTTCATACGTGGTCTGGTCAGACATAAGACAATCTGTTTTTCCCCATCTACTACAAGTATTATACAAATTGGTCATATCCGATTCGCCATATACACTAAATGCACCAGAGGAGTCCTTCTGTTGATTCCTCCAATAGTATACGCCACTAGAGGTTACTGCAGTGGACTGGTTAATACCGTGGATTGTTGCAGAAGTAGATGGGCTATCATCAATGAGATAAGGAATCCCATTATAGTCATCCACTGAGCTTCCACCAGTATCTGCCCAGAGTGAATCTTCCACTTTCTCGTTAAGGGTTTCCCGAACGGTGTCAATCTTTGCATTCATCATTTTGATGTGTGCAGTTTCACTTCCACCATTAGCTTTATCATCCACCCAATAACGAACCATCTGATCCCCTAAGTTCTTCCAGGTATCGTACGCTACAGTCAATGGATCGAAATCCGAGATTGTAAACGTAGCACCCTTGCCAAAGAACTTAGCCGTTGTAGTTTTTGCTACCCTGAGAGGAATCTCTAAACGACGCCCATCAGTTGATTCAAACTTCACCATTCCTTTTGACTTAAGTAAAGCCAAAAGTTTATTATCCTCAAACACCTGATCCACAATACCTGCACGTCTTTTCGCCCAATTAGTTGTGTAAAGGGTATTTAAGTACTCCGTCAACGTTGCTGTTGCCATTAAACACTCCTATCTATGCAGTAGGGATAGGACCAAGCTTATCTTTAACTTCCTTTAAGCTCTCTTTAGCTGTATCCTCAGCAGACATCTTCTTATACTTTTCAAAGCTTTGACTATCGTTACCAGGTTTCTCAGATGACATACTAGCTTGACGTTTCTTCTCTTCATCGCTTGGTTCAGCATTTCTCTTTATGTACGCCTTCGACTCATCATAAAGTTCTTGTAAGGATAGGTTTGCGTTCTTAGGGTTCAAGGAAAGACCATACATAACTGGTCTATACTTCTCAAAGTCATCGTGAGTTCTAGCAAAGGCTGCTACTTCTCTACTTTTAGTTTCCTTGCTTATAGTAGAGATTGCATCTGTCTTTGCATTCTCAATATCCTTCTTAAGTTCCTCTTTAGCTAGGTCTTTTGCTCTAGCAAGAAGTTCCTTTTTACTGAGCTTTTCGATGTCCTCATCTTTAAGTTCATCCGGTTTCTTCTCAGTAGTTTCTACTTTTTCCTTACCCTTATCCTTTGCATCAAGAA